TTACCTTGATGCTCTGGTGCTACAGCGGCAGAAGTTGTTGTCCAGAATTTTTTACCATCTTTCAACCAATGGAAAGCTGCTACTTCTTTATAATCGTAAAATACATGATAATTTAATTGGTTTTCTATCTTGTTTGAATATACTTTGACTTGGTAATTTTCTGGTGTTCTGAAATCTTCAAGTTTATTACCATGCTTTTCTTTATATCTATCGTCTATATCCATGCGGTGACGAGTTCCCATGTATTGAGAAATGGTCTTGTCTCCGTCATTCCATGCGGGCATTTCAGTAAGGCTTGATTCCTTAACGATCTTGAGACGTGTTACATCGTGCTTTGGCTCGCCATACTTAATAGAGACTATCTCAGCCCATGATCCAACATCATTAAGCCACTTGGTCAGGTACTTCTTGGAGTTGCATGCAAATACTCCGCGACCATCCGCCCAAACAACGACATAGGCTTTGCCATCCTCGGCTACATCGGGAAGCTTCTTATCATTGATGATCTTCTTAAGCTTCTCTTTGTCTTCCAGCGTAGGTGGCTCTGTCTCTTCTTTAGAGAATCCGCTTTTATTTGTTTTAACTGCACGCGATTCGTAAATTTTTGAAGGCATTACAAATGGCTTGGTTGGATCACATTCATGTGTCCAAATATTTCCTTCACCCTCGCCAATGTACTTAAACGTGAAATCCTTTTCGCGCATGACCTTCTTGCAGTGTGGGCAGGCAAGGTCGTATTCGTCGCGAGGAATCTTGATCATCTGCATGAGCGATGAAACGTCGTGTGCTTCAAAAATTCTCACCAGCCACCCCACTTCTCTTTGATATTTGGCGATAGAGGAACAGCGATTCCATCTCCCTGTCCAGTTCCATCGACCTTCTTCTTGATATCGTTGTTGTCATCCATGAGATCCGGCGAAGCTTGAGGCTGCTGAACGTTATACTTCTCAGCAACTCTACCACTGCCGTCGTTGACAAGAGCATCTGGCGGAGCATCTGGACGCACGTTGCCTTGGCTGTCGAGAACACCGAAGCGTTCGCCATATCCAGCCGAGTGGATGGTAACCGCACGCTCGCGGCAATTCAAAACAAATAGACTCTTAAATCCGAAGATATTTCCGTCTCGTCCAAATGCTGCGTGTACGGCGTGCGATACTTCATATACAAATGTAGAGTTGAATGGAAGATAAAATTGATCGCCAGCTATTGGCTCGCGTCCTACTTGACTTAAGAATGTAGGAAGGTGGATGAACATACGGAACTCAATGTTGTTCAACTCTCCAAAACCTGTGTACAGAAGGTTTTCATCGAAACCATCGTTATCAACTTTTCCCATAACAGCATATTTACGAAGATACAATTTCGTAGTGTCTTCTCCAAAGGCTACATCTTTTTTTGTATCGACTACAACTGGATAGTAGTCCATTGGGATACCATAAATATTGATCTGCTCCGCCTGCATACGATCAAGCGTAGTTATCTCGTTATTTTGATGTAACGGTCCAGTTCCCTGTGGGAAGAACTTCTTATATGCTAGTGGATCTGCCATAGATTAGTGGATAAGGAGGTAGGTTCCGAGTACGTCTTCTCTGGCTGCGGCGTCATCACCGTCACCTGGGCGAACGATTACATTGAACTTGTGCTTAGCAGCATCAACAGGCATCTTGATAAGTTCGTCATAGGTAATGACCGAAGCTGGATCGAGACTGTAGTGATGCGAAATACGCTGCTTGATAGTTGCTGTATCTTCCGGTGTGAGAGGAACTCCCTTTTCAACCTTAAGATCCTTGAAGAGAACGTAAGGAACAACCTTGGAGTGCTTCGAAGCGTTGAAGTCAACGTCCTTGTCCTGTGTTCCGCCCTTGGAGAAGTTGAAGATGAAGTTCTCTGGCTTCTGACCAGCGAGCTTGTTAACCATATCAACCTGCTTGGTGTAAGCATAGTGACGAACTTCCGGTGTTGCCTTGGCAATATCGAAAGCCATGAGCATATAGGTCTGTGAGAAGAAGTCTCCTGCATCGTGCCAGCGAAGAACAACCTTCTTGCCCTTCTTTGCGGCGGCTGCAACTGCTCCCTTGATTTCATTAAGCAACTGAGCCTTGAATCCTTCATAATCGTTCATCAAGAAATTGACTGTTCTTGTTGCCGAGAGCCACGGACCTTCATACTGAACATAGCCACCAGAAGTTGCATAGCAGTAAGCCTTGCAAGCATTGGCAGAAGGGCATGTCTTGACAACTTGGAACTTACCAAGCTGCTCGTTATAGAACAATCCCTGGTAGGCTGGAAGTGTCAAATCATAGAACACTTCGTTGGCGCCAGAACCAGACGATGCAAGCTTTGAGTTCTGTGCAATGATCTTGGTTGGGCGAACGGTGATAAGCTTCTTGAACTTCTCTGGATCAATCTGTGTACCGTCTGGTGTAAGGATCTTGAGAAGTGCAGAGCTATGGATCATGCGCTGGGGGCGTTCGGCGGGAAGGTACTTCTTGCCGGTTGCTGGATTGATGGAGTCTGGTGCCTTTTCGTCACCACTACGAACTCCTGCAATGCCTTTAGCAATATTTGGATTCGATGTCTTTGACTTGGCGATATCCAAAGGATCAACGTCATGAACCGGAGCATCTGGAATTCCAGCTTCGGAAATTCCTACGCCATTGAATTCTTCTTCGGTTGGAAGATCATCCAATTCACTGACTGCGTTCGCCATGCCGGGCGGCATGGATTCGTTGAACTGCATCATTGCCCAGGATTCTTTAAGAAGATCGAGTGTATTGTCCATGTTGTCCTTTTATCCTATACGGAAAGCTGCTGGTGGATAGCCGTACTTGTTGTCTTGAAGGTCTTGCTCAAGTTGCTTCTTGTCTTCTTTGCCTTCGTTATAGAAGAAGTCGGCATCGAATTCCAAGCCGCCTTGGAACTTACCGCCCTTATACTTCTTCATGGTGCGTCCAACTTGCATCATGGCTAGAGCCAATGCATAGTGACGAATGAAGTAATCATCGTACAAGTGTTCCGGTGCAACGCGGGTCCACACGCCAATGACGTATGCTCCCTGCTGACGTGGTGGTGGCTGAATGCGAAGTCTACGAGTTGCTTCGTGGAACTCAAGGTGAACGCTAATGCGGTAACGCTGATTGATCATTTCCATGTACTCAAGACCAAGTTCATATGAAATCAAGTCTGGACCGGCTCCTGCTGCTCTGGTTCCGCCTTGCGTACCATATGGTCCTCCGCCGCCGCCACCGAAATAAGCGCCGGGGAAGAATAAACCAGTTGAGTTGTTAATAGAAGTATTGATAGGACCGCCTACGACCGATCCCCACATGGTTTCCGACATGGCTTCGGCGGCGTTAATTCCGCGCTCAATAATATCTTGACCAGGAGCATTGGTGAGCCATGTCTGACCGCCAACTCCACCATTGGATGCTGGCAAAGCTTCGGTTACGGCAATGACTGAACGAGGAAGCTGCCACTCTGCTCTGTTAACCAGAATAGGTGCAGTCATGGTTGGATCGCAGAATGAGAATGGTGTGCCAGAAATAGTACATACCGAACCACTGACGGGAGGAACGCCTGCATTGATGATGCAGTAGTTCATTTCATTACCAACGCCACCTGAGAAAAGCTGGTAGTAGTCAATAGCATCGTCAATGTTGTTTTCCAACTGTGATGTCTCAAGCTGTAAGGTGTCCATAACCGGTTCACCAAGCTGACTACGAATCCAGTTAGCTAATTCCGCTTTTTTAGATGGTATCATAGATGCCTCACCCTGTATTTATATAATCTATAAACCACTAAAAGTTTAAAATTACGTAATACTTAATCTGGCTGATTATCGATGAAGCTCTTAAGATGTCGGATAAGTTCCGTCTTGTTGTCTGGTTGAGAAGAATAGTCTACTTTAAGCCGCTCCATATATTCCTTGGCTTTTTCCTTCTTCATAATGAACCAGTTCTTCTGACCGAACTTTTTTAGATACGCAATCAGCGCATCACCTTCAAGTTCCTCTTCGCTAAGGTTGGCTGCTGGCAGTTCTGGAGGCTTTACGGCTGACGTATTGTCCTCTTGGAATTTAATTTGAGTTGGCTTGGACTCGGACTGCTCTTGCTTCTTTTTATTTTCTAGGAATATCTTGTGGGGCGCCTGACGAACAGCTTGAACGCCTACTACATCAATTTCTTCGCCTTCATAAAGCGTCGTTGGGCGCAACGGATCCTGTGAAATATCCGTATTTTTTGGAGGCGACCAACCAATGAAAGTAAACCCAACTACATCTTTATAAGTTTGATATTCGACGTAAATAACGTCGCCCTGCTTGATGACTTTTACAGGCTCATTCAAATCAAACCTTATTTTAAAAGGCGATGGATCTGTACGTATGAAATAGCCCTTAGCCATTATAACTTCCTCTCAAGCTCCGAGATTTGCTGCTTGTAGTGGGCAATGTCGCGATTGAGACGTTCAACAACGGCTCTTGCTTCGGTTGCTTTTTCACTCAAGTCCGCCTTCATAACCAACGAATCGTAATCCTGTTGTGCATAGTGAAGTGCTTCCGAGTTCTCGTCCACTTGATCCTTTAAATTCTGGATCTTGAACAAAATGAAGTCACGGTCACGCTTCTCAACTTCGGATGATTTGATACTTGCCTTGAGGCGAGCCAGCTTCTCTGCTTGAGCGTCTACAAGACGCTGATACATTCCCTTAACCTCTTTCTGAGAGAAAGCTACTTCAATGAGGTTTTCCTGCATTGGAACAACTTCTTCTGGAGCAATTGGTGCTACATCCGGAATGTTATCGATTGAGAGCGGCTGCTTTGGGTCTGTCATAGGTAAATCCTTGTGTCGTAGAAAATTTGCTTATCTATATAATACCACTTCTTCAAAGCCATTTCAGAAGTTTCTCCTTCAACAGCTTTAAAAAAATGATTCCTTGCGACTAGGATCATTGATTGCATCGAACTCTTTTAGCAACTCGATACAGTTGGAGTCGCCCAACTTAGCGCCCTCAAGTATAGAAACGTATATTCTATAATCTTGAGGGCTAAGTGCCTTTAAAAATTTATCTTCGACCGAAATGTCTGTCATAGTTTTATTATAACAGTCTAACCCAAAAAAGAAACCCCAGGCTATTGCCTGGGGCTCTTTTATATCCGAATCTGAACTCGTCAGATTATCCGAATACGACACCGTTAGCGGTGTTACCCTGTGGGGCAGGGGTTGGGTAGCCAGCATTGCCGTATCCGGCGATGGTGCTGTTACCGAGGTTGACACTGATGTAACGGTAGTAGTTTTCTGCACCGAAGAGGTTGTTGCAGATACCGTAACGTGTCATAACGCCGATACGTGGGTTGAAGGAGTCAGGACCAACTGCTTCCATGAACATCAATGGAACGTATGGGCAGTAGATGACACCGGAGTCGGTGTCGCGTGATCCCTTGTAACCAACTACAGCGTAGTCAGTCAAGGCGAATACGTCACGGTACACTGTGAAGCGACCGATGGTACCAACCTTCGATACACCACTTACCTCTGTGGAGAGGTTTGTAGCAACCGACGAGAGAGCGAACTGCTCAAGACCTTCAAGAGCGGTAACAACGTTTGCCGAAGCAAGGATGAAGTTACCAGCGCCACGACGTGTTGCGCGAGCAATGTCGTTCGATGCCTTGACGAGCAAGGTGTAGAGAGTGCGGAACTTTTCCTGCTCCCAACGACCGTCTGCTGTGCCGTTTGCCGAACCTACGGAACCGTAGCTCCAAGCATAGACTCCGCCGACCTTTGCGATTTCGATGATGTTGTTCTTGACTTCAGCATCGATTTCTGCGGCAACTTCGTATGCCAAGAGGTCAGAAAGCTGCTCTTGGATGTCGATGTTGTGCATGTTCGCAATATCCTGCTGGGCTTCATAGGTCCAACGGGCTGCGAGCTTACGGGTCTTAGCGGTGATTTCCTGACGCTCAATGGTCAATCCCATGTAGCGCATCTGTTCAGGTACGCCTGTTCCGCAAACGTCGCGGAGTTCGCCAAGGGTTTCACCTTCGCTGGTGATGTATCCTGGCTTGTAGTTAGGACCGAGAGCACCTGGGTCACGCATACCACCCTTGATCTTACCGGAGTCAGCAACAGTCAAGCTGTTGAAGTCGCCCGAAGATGGGAGGGTTGCGCCAGTTGTTCCAGCAGCCGAAGCAGGCTCTACACCGGAGTAGAGAGCGTGAACGGTGTTGAATCCAGCTTCCTGTCCTGCGAAGTCGCCACTCTGGTAGCGATAACGGAGAGCATAAGCCAAACCAACCGGGGTGAACATTGGCTGAACGCCAACGATCTCGTTTGCTACGAGTTCAGGGAAAATACGTGCAACGAGAGGCATTGCGATAGGCTTGAAACGAGCGATACCGGATGGGGTACCACAGGTATTTGCTGTCGAGCCTGGGTTGCCTACTCCCGATGCGTCACCACCAGAAACCGAGAAGGATTCGTGGAGAGGACCCTGGACGTTGCCTGGGTTCTTGAAGTAACGGTTTTCCATTTCAAGAAGTGCCGACACGTTGTCGATCACGGAGTCCTTCTTGATGTGCTTTGTGAGAGGAGCCCACTTCTTGCGGAGGGCTTCCTTGAATGATCTTGCATCTGACATGATATTTCTTTCCTTGGTTTAAGGGTAAGGTTTATTTAATTACGGCGCATACGGTCGAGACTATTCGCCCATGCACCCATTTCGGATCCTTGTTCCGAAGCTGGCTTAGTAACCGATTCAACGATTCTTTCAACCTGCTTCTTGGCAGCGTCCACCGTTGCCTGTGACTTGGTATCCTTGACACTCACTTGTTTTGGCTTCACCGACTCAGCGATGATGATATCCTTAACGACCTTGAATTTTCCTTCAAGTTCATCAACGGAACAGGACTCCAAAACCTTGACGGCTTTAGACTTTTGAGCCTGTGTCATGCCTTCCGTAAGCTGTGTTAACTTAACTGTCTTTTCAAGTTCCTTAACCCGAGCCTCAAGCTTCACATTGTCAGATACCTTCGCATTGAAAGCTTCTGATAGCTTTTGGTTTTCTTGCTTAGCAGCCTTGAAAGTCTCGTAACCAGTCTTATCGACAGTGATTCCGTGCTTCTCGATGACATGAATCATGCCCTCGACAAGCGGCTCAAGCGCAGCAGCTTTTGCAGCAGCCTCCATAATTTTCTCAGGTATATTCTTCTTGAGTTCTGCCTTCATGTATTCGTCGGCTTTCTCAATCAAATCACCCTTGAACTTCTCTAACGTTTCGGCGTCGGCTGATTGACGCATCTTCTTGAACTCGGCGGCTTCTTCAAGCACGGCTTGTTCAACAAAAGTCTTGTATTCTTCGGCAGCGCCAAGAGCCTCTTGCTCAAGCATTGCCTTGTATTCTACGGCTGTATCGCGGAGAACCTTTGTGGTTTCTTCCTGGAACTCTTTGACTGTTTCAAAGAGGATGGCTTCCTTTTCCTTGAAGTCGGCGGCGAGCTTCTTACCGAAGTCGGCGGCAGCTTCCTTGAGGAAGGCTTCTTTTTCAGATACGTCCTTCTTGAGTGCTTCCATGTCGGCAACGAGCTTCTTGTTTGCTTCTTCAAGCTGTGCTGCCTTTGCCGATGCTTCAACCGACTTTGCGTCAGCGCGAGTATCGACTACCTTGGCGATCATTTCAATGACCTTTGCTTTTACTTCTTCGGAAATCAACTTCTCGTCGATTCCCTTAAAAATTTCGGCAACTATTTCTTTCGACATAGAAGGCTCCCTGATTATTATATATTTATATGGGTTTATTAAATCGTCTTAAAGAATTTTTCAAGCTGCTCGACAAGGTACTCATTACGTTCCTTGTTAGGCAAGCTTCTCAAAGCTTCTGTTAAGTTTTTATAAGCCTTCTCAGAGCGTCTGAGAGAAGCTTCCGTATACTGTCCACCGGCAACGATATATTCACGACCTTCGTAAATACCGTTGACGAAACCCTGTGGGGCTGATGGGTCGGCTACGATGTCTTCGGCTATAAGTTCGAATTCGGTTACAATGTTTGCGTCTTGTCCAAACTTGCTAACGGCGTCTTCATAAATTCCAGGCTTGTTATCATTTGGAGAATTCAATGCACCCATACCACGGGACGATGTACCAAGCTGTCCATCAGCCTTAATGATTGTTTCCGCGATACGACCATATTCTGTATCAAGCAACTTTGCACGTCCAAGAACGTTACTGCCATCCCACTTCAATTCGGTGATCATGTGGGAAACGCGGTGGAGGTTGATTTCGATACCTTCTGGATGTCCAAGCTCACCATATGAGCGGAACTTATTTCCTGTCATGCGATCATTGACGTACTTCTGAACGCACTCTTCCATCAACTTCTTTGGATAGATACGTCCGTTACGGTTCTTGACATCGCATTGAATAAATGGTCCAATGATTTCAGTTACTTTCTTAACTGTTCCATCGGCAAGCTTCTCTTCGCGCAACACAACATCTTTAATTGCTGTGAAGTTGGGAGAGTTGGCTTCGGTAATAAGTTTAAAAAGCATGTAAACCTCTAAAAACTATTTATATGATTATTTGGATTCCGAGCTACTTTTTCTAAGCTTCTCGGAAAACTTATTCATGAACTCTTTGCTCTTGGAATCAACGAGACTTTCAAAAGACGAATTAACGAATTTTGGAAAGTGCTCACTTGCCTTGACATAGTTATTCTGTGCCAATGCATTTATCCATTCCTGACCATTTTGAATTGCTGATTCTCGTGCCATAACAATGCTCCTTGCTTTATCTACGTGTATCATGTTAACTTGGTTATCAAAACGATCCATGACCTTGCGAGTAAACGACGGATCCGTTTCTGGAAGTTCTGGTGTCATGGTCTTTTGTTGCGAGATAGCGCCATTCCATGCAACTTCAAGGTCATCTGCTGGGATGCCAGTCTCATGTGCTTTCATGATGATGTATGACATGTGTTCTTTTAGTATTGCCATATATTATGCCTTTGGTGGTTCTGGTGGTGGGGATGCATCTGGCGAAATATCGCCGCCAGGAGCGGCTCCTTCGCCACCGGCTGGTGCTTCGCCTTCTGGAGCGCCGGCATCGCCACCAACGTCTCCGCCAATGCCTCCAAGGTCACCTAAGCCGCCACCTCCACCGCCGCCGCCACCTCCTCCGCCACCCTCTTCTTCGGCAGCTTGACGCTTGGCGATTTCGCGTTCGACGTTGCGCTTAAGTACATGTTCAGACCATTCGTTCTCATCGACATCGAGATACTTCTTGATAACAACCTCTTGTGAAAGAGGCTTGTTATCAGTATCAATAAGATCCTTGAAGTTATTGAAGACCTCAAACTTGAGACTGAGCTTCTTGGCTTCAAGGAACATTTCGTAGAGATTGTTGGAGAACATCTGTACATCGATATCTTCATCGGTAATACCGAGTTCCTGTGCAATGCCACGAAGTTGAAGATGTGTGATAAAGATATCTTTAAGTGCTCCACAGAAACGCTTTGTAAAGCGACGTACATCTTTGAGGAACTTGAGTTCATCGTGATTGATGTCGCCCTGCGCTCCGAATTGAACCTTCTTATCTTCACCCCAACGACTCATAGGAACGTTGAGAGAAAGGTACATCTTCTTGAGGAAGAATTCAACGTCACCAATTTGGTCAAGGTGCTGACCACCCGGAAGTGTTTCGACCTTAGATCCACGTCCACCGGCAAATACAGGGAAGTAATAGTCTTCGGTCATTGCGATAGGATCAAGACCTTCGGTAACTTCACCGGATGATGGATCGAAGAACTTCTTCTGGCGGTGGCGCTGAATGGTTTCTTGGAGGTACTGATCTGCGCGTGACTTCGGAAGGTTTCCAACATCGATGTTAAAGATACGACGTTCTGGAGCACGAATGATACGATAGATAACGAGAGCATCTTCCATGAGCTTAAGACGACGGTAGGTGATCTTAGCTGTCTCAAGGAATGACTGTACCGATATGTCTTGTTCATTTTCAGAGAACTCTCTGAAACCAGAGTTGGCATAAGCAAGCATTTCCTTCGGCATCTGGAGAAGCTGATTGGTCTGCTGAGAGTGATACGTGTAGAACAAAATCTCTTCTGCTTCAAGGTCACCATAGACAGGATAGACCAAGTTGGTCATGAGCTTCTTGACGCGCAAGACACCATTGTCGGGATTGTCGTTGTCGATAACCTTCTCAAAGAATATTTCACCATCGATCATGTACTCTCTGAACCATGCATCAATGTGATCATTGATCTTGATGGTTTCGTGCATGAGTGTTTTGAATTCAGCCTGAATGGTCTTGCGCTGCATTTCCTCATCAAGAATACCTTTATTCTTGATGACCAGCGTGATGCTGTTGCCTTCCTTATCGAAGTTAACAGCCTCGTCAACGTACTCGTTTACGGCGAATGAAATTTCTGGATACTTAGCCATTTCGCGATATGTGCGAAGACGCTCACGCTTGTTGTTCTCAACACGATAAATCATCTTGGAGAACATGTTCAACTGGCTGTGGAAATCACCTACAGCAATATCCTTCAACTCTGAAAGAGCAATCTTGCTTTTATCTTCTTTGATTTTTTCTGGCGACTTGTTGCCCGACAAAACACTAAAGATGGTCTTACGGACGTTGGCAGCCTGCTGCTGCTCTTGAGGGGTCATTCCAATGAGGCGCTTGTTGACGCCACCACGGTAATTGAAATAGTCGCCTATACTCATTAAAGGACTCCCATGTCAGAGATACGAACCTTGTTGAAATCGCGCAAGTCCTGTCTCGTCTGTTCTATATTTATATCTTTTATATGTTTCATGTGCAATGGATTATAGATTCTCCATGCTTTTTGAATATCTGGATTGCGTTTAAAGAGTGCATCGAGGATTCGATGACTGAATGCGTGCGGATGTTCTGGTGTGTACACAGCACTCATTTTACCATCTTTAAAATAGAACTTTTCATAATCTTCTAAAAATATGAATGGGTTTCTCAATACCCGCATATCTAGCCCTTGTATTCGACGATTCTTGTCGAGGGCAGAGAACACAATGATCGGGTTAAGTATCATTGGCTCTTTCATGTCTGAGTCCATATTTCCATACGTGAACGTATAAAAGTTGCCACGTTTCATTTCAGGAAAATTGATGCCGCCGATGTTGCCAGATAGAAGTTCCATAAATAATATTTATGAGTATAACACATACTGCGAGTAAAATGTGGCGAAAAGGGGTTTACATCCCTCAGTATCCTAACAAATATAAAGGATCTACCACACCGATTTTTAGATCGCAATGGGAATATCGTTTCATGAGATTTCTAGACTTTAATGATAAAGTTCTCGAATGGACCAGCGAAGAACCTTTGATCCCTTATCACAATCCAAACACCGGTACAACATGGAACTATCATCCCGACTTCCTCGTCAAGATGCAATCTCAGTTGGGTCTGAAAATTCAGTTAATTGAGATCAAGCCATTGAAACAAACCATGCCCCCCAAGAGCACCGGAAAAAGAACTACAGTGCTTCGGGAGACAATGATGTGGAATATGAATCAAGCCAAATGGGCAGCCGCTAAAAAATATTGCGACATGCGCGGCTGGGATTTTAAGATTTTAACCGAGAAGGACCTTTTCGGCTGAGGGCGCAGCCTCAACAGCTTGTGCGTCTACAAGAGGCTTCATAAGCTGACGGAAGCGGTCAATGTTGTCGAACATTTCACGGAGCTTGTGCTCAATCAGATACTTGAACAATCCGTTGCCGTTGGCTGGCTTATACTCGACAAGTTGCTTTTGAAGTTCCTTCTGCAACGTGTCAGGAATAAATGTAAGATCGATAAGCTGCTGGTTGCGATCAAAGTTACGACGGAACTCGCACGGCTTTCCATCGCCGTCTATAACCTTCATCATTTCATCAAATTTGCCGGATTCTATGAGCTTTTCTGCTCTTGCTGGACCTACGCCACGCTGACATCCTGGAATGTTGTCAGATGTATCGCCGCATATTATTTTCATAAGCAGGGCGCGTTCTGGATCAAGACACTTGACGAAAGCCTTCTTGTTTGGTGTCCACAATTTTGTATTTGGGTACTTGAGAAGCTGAATGTAGTCTGTGTCGCCAGTCACAATGATCTTATCGTCCGCCTTCGGAAGATTTGCTGTGAGCCATCCAATAACGTCATCCGCTTCCATGGTTGGAACCAATGGTGTTATGAATGGGAAAGTCTGACGAAGCTCGGTTGTGAAATCGTCCATGAACTTATAGAAGTCTTCCCAATTTACCATATCAGATGACTTCTCGCGTGCGCCTGCTCTGTTGGCTTTATAGATGGTCGTCAGTTCCTTGCGCCATGACTTTTTATAGTCAACACCAATATAAACTACATCGGGCTTGAACTGTGAAATATACGGGAAAATACCGTTAGCAAGCAACGAATGACGCAGAACTCCAAAACCTATTTCTTTTATGAGGGGAGCCTGAACGAATAAAAGACGGTGAGACAAGTGTCCAAGATCAATGAGTAGACGTTTCATATATCCATTGTACGCCGCTAGATTCAGAATGCAACAAACAAAAAAGCCGCCCCGAAAGAGGCGGCTTTTTTTACAGTTTCTATAGGGGAGATTACTTCTTCAATTCAGCAGGCTTGACTGGTGTACCAGCCTTGTTTGGATCGGTCGAGCCGCCCTTGTCGCCCTTGTTCAATCCGTCGTTACCCTTGTTGAGCTTATCGTTCAATGGGAGTCCGAGTTGCGAACGGAGCTTGTTGCGGAATTCCGATGGCTTGATCCATTCCTTGTCGGCTGCGCCAACGCCTTCTGCGCGGTCGTTTGCCTTGACATCAGCACCTTGTGCTGGCTGCTCAGCCTTGTATTCCTTAACGGCACCCTTGGCGCCTTCTGGACGCTTAACAGGCTTGACTCCGTTACCTTCTGGTTCGCCACCCTTGCCGTGTTCTTCACCGACTTCGGATGCGCCAGCCTTGGCACCTTCATCACGCTTGTTTTCTGTTGGTTCAAGCTTGCCAGTCTTTACGCGGCTGAAATCTTTGCCGCCTTCTGGTGTCAAGCGAGCACCCTTGTAGGATGCCTTGGATTCTTGGATCTTTGCCTTGAGAGCCTTGAGTTCCTTGAGTGTTGGGATAGCCATGATAAATCTCCTATGATATATTTATATCAGATGGGTTAAATATTTTTGAAAAAACTTAGTATGGAATTATCTTGCTCAAACGGGCATTCCATTGACGGGCGGCGGCATGATCTTGTGGTCGGATACCAAGTTTTATATAAATGTCCGGTTTCATAAGTGCTTGTTCAACGTTGTTTGCGGTTAACCACGGATATTGTGCTTTGCGGGCTTCCCATTCCTTGCGGTACTGATCGGCGGCTGCTTGTGCTTCTTCCGGGGTTGCTGGTTTAACTGGAATCTCGGCTTCTGGTGCGGTTGGCTTAGGGGCTGGAGTATTATCTTTACGGAACTGGTCAGCAGCGACTCTGGTACCTGTTACGCGATTGCCTTCGTCATCGGTCTTATCACCGGGGACGTACATCGCCTCAGTTACTTTTTTTTTTCTCCCTCGGACAAGCCTTGCTTACCTGCGTTTGGCTTGTTGAGCTTGTCATCGAGCGAAAGTCCAAATACTCCACGGACCTTCTCGCGGAATGTTGAGCCATAGCCCTTCTTGGCTATTTCGGCTCCGCCAGCAGCACCTTCCTTACGGTCGGTTCCTTCGTCCTT